GTAAGCACCAATAGCACCCATTGACGACCAATGTTCATTTGACCATGTATGCCCGCCATCGTCCGACCAACGGAGCATGGCTTCAGGGATATTGCCCTGCCCGCTGTTAAGCCCGACGCCTGTTTCAGCGTCAAGCTGAAGGCTGTGCTGGGCTGTACGGACGAGCGTATTCTGGTCTTGTGGCAAAGCCCGCCATGAACGAAGCCAACGCTGTGGTTGGTCATCGTCAGAGTACGTTTCCAAGTCAAACGCATAGACGCGGCCATCATTGTAATCGCCAACGATAACTTCATGGTTGAACGCCATCTGGCAGTTGGAACGATGACGGGTATACTCTCCGTTTACCCACGCAGCCCGTTCGTGCCAGTTATCGGTCGCAACATCATACACCCACGTTGCGCCGGCAGATGGAAAAATCAGAACGTAAAAGGCATGGCCGTCTTGTTGGTATGTGTAGCCGATAGCATCCGAGATATCACCGTACTGTTGAATTTGCCATTCAACCGCGTGCGTTGAGACACGTTGGCCTGTATATCCGTTCGTGCGGTAGACGATACCCTCACCGCGTGCATCGCCGCCAAGCCAAAACACGCCGTTGTCCAATTTGGCGACAGAGTACGCAGCTACGCACCCGATTTCGTTGTAGGCGCCCTGAATACGGGTTAACGGAAATCCTGCGTTGGCTGCGTCGTACCAAACTTCGACCGAGTTCGTACCAAACAGCCATGCCTCGCGGTGGTCAATGATAAGCGAAACAAGGCCGTCGGGCGAACCTTCAGCACTGGCGAAATCAAGCGGATCTACAGACGATCCATCAAGAAGCACCGTTGTCCATACGCGCTGTGAGTTAGGCTCGTTAAAAACAAAATACCCATCCAGATACCCGACAGTAACAGCGCCGGGGAAATCAACGTCGGTGATCGGCGCAAAAATCAACGTCGTCATGTTGAATATGTAACCGTCAGGATTAGATGCAATAAACAATTGCGTCCCGTTGTCTGCCATCGACACTTGACCCGTGCCGCTCACATAGCCGTAATTCTCTACGTTATAGCTGGTGTCAATCCGGTAGAACGCATTGCCCGATACAACGTAGGCATACAGCCCGTTAGGGTCAGGTGACCACAATCCTCGAATAGGGCCAGTGCCAAGGGTCGCAAGCAGACGAAGGCCTGGAGCGCGGTTTAAGAACCCCGCTGTCTTGCCCGCTTGAGGTGTAGCCTCCGGAAACAAGTTAACCATGCGGCTATCGGCAGCGTTAACACTGCGAGCAACATAGCTTTGGCCTAAGATAGGTGTTTGCATTATGCTTGACTCCTGTTAACTCTACCTTGTAAATGTTTGATATCGTTAATAGTCTCCGGCAAACACGTTAAACCTTTGACGAGTTCCGACAATTGAGTATGGGATAGACATGACATCACCAGGGCTATTAATGCGCTTCAGATTGCGCTTAGATGTCATTGCGATGCGCTGAACTTGCGGCGAAGGTTCTACGCCAAACTCGGCCGCAATTTCACAGGCGAGGTTGTACTTGAACGCTCTAAGATAGCCTGGCGGGAAAGCAAGAGTGGTGGACAGCAACGCGGGCTTTGTTAACTCTTCAACAGAAATGAAATGCCACTGAAGCACCTTGGTAGGCTTGGGGTACACATACATCTCAATGTTGGGGTAGCTCATGTTAACCGAAATCACTTGCGGGTATGTGCTAGTGACTGTTTTAACCGCAATACCGTCGTATTGCTGTTGATTGATAATCTTGATGCCGTAAGAGACGCCTGACGCCGTGTCGATGAAGTATGTGGCGTCATCCAGAAGTATCGGACGGTGGCCAACAAAATCACCGGAAGGGCCAAGTGTGCGGCTAAGGACGTTAGGCGGCCAATTAAAAACTTGGTCTTGCGTAGAAAAGACAGTCAGTCGTTCTGTGCTCCACGAATCAATCATTTGATTGAGTGCGGTAAGCGCGTCTTGAGACGCTGCCGCAGTCGGTGTTTCGGCTTCTGCAAGCTGACCAATGAGCCGCAAAGCGCCGTTGATTTGATCTCCTGCGGTAGTCGTCATGGTGGCTCCTTATGCCTCGTCTGGCTTACGGCGACGACGACGTACTTCTAACTCATTTGTGCCTTGGTTATCAACTGGTTTATCTTTAACCCGTTTCCAACCGTGTTCTTTATCGTGTTCAACTTCCATTTCGGAAATAGCAATTTTTTTGCCGTGTACCGGATGTTCAAGAAGAATGTGCATTTTTTTCTCTCTTATTGGGGGCGGGAGTTACCCCGCCCCGTTTTTATTACGAGATCGCGTAGAGCACCCAAGCCCCATCGTTCGTTTTACGAGCGCGGAATGAGCGAACTAAACCGGCAGTCGCCGCAACGGTCATAAGACCCTGCGAACCAGACGAACCAATTGACCAACCTGTGTTGGTTGTTACGGTAATAATGCCAGTGCCCGTGACGTTAATGATACGGAAATCAAAAGTTGAACCGGGTTTAGAGTTGGTCAACGTATTGTCAAGGGTCGTTGCGAGCGGAAGCGTATATGCTGCCGCCGCTGTTGGCGAACCAAGAATAATCCCGTTAGTCAACTGATTTACTGTCAAAGTCGCGGTGTTTACCGCAGTGGCCGGAACCGGCACAGCACCTATTACAACTTCATCAAGATTGCCATCATTAAACTGATAGCCGCCGCCTACAGAAGGAAGACCCATAGTAATTCTCCACAAGAAAAAAGGAAAAACTCAGGGCGTTATGCCCTGAGTTAAAAATTAACCCCAGATACGAGCGGCCATAGGCGCACGAATCACGGAGTAGCCATATAGCACGTCAATACGGCAAGGCATACGGTCATTGTTGATGTCGTACTGACGAACAATACGCAACGAGATGCCGTTATGAACCTGACGCGATGCCATATCCACGCCCTGTGGGAGCAGGAGATCCGCGCAACCAAGCGTGATGGCGTTCTTCTGGTATACAAGGTTCTGTGGGTATGTCGTGGACGCTGCGCCGAGCACCGTGACTACCGCGTTGTCAGCAGGGAACGAGTCCACTGTGGCAAGAGCGTTAGACGAGGTGTAGATGGCAGGCGAGATTGCAAGGCTTGCCCACGCGCCCGCTGATGCCGTAGCATCAGCGGTTACAACGAACTGCTGCAAGCTGCCGGTTGATTGACGGGTCTGTGGGTTAACAGAGTTCACGTTAGCAATTGTAAACACGTCGCCCTGCTTGAACGTAGCCGAACCTGTGCCGCCATCAAGGTTGATGGTAGACTGGCCTTGCGTTGTCACAGCACCGTTGACAAGGATCGTGTCTGTGGCCGAACGCGAACCAGTTGTGTGCTGAGAAATTGACTGAGACATATTAATCTCGTCGTAACCAAGAACACCTGCACCCATAAGGCCGTTTTTGAACTGGCGGCTAATGGTGTCAACTGGGTTGAAGAAGCCCTTCATGCCTTCAACGAGGTTTGCGTTAGCAGCAGGGTTAACCGTTGCGTAACGGTCATTCATTGGAGCGGCATACTCGTTGAGCTTCTGCTGTGCCTGAAGAAGAACCAGCGACGTAGAAGGCGCCGTGCCTGGGGTTCCGACAGACGAGTAGATGCTCTTGTATGCAGTAGCAACGTCGGCATCGATCGAGGAAGCCAACTGGCTGATACGAGGCTTGAGAACACGTTCAGCAAAGTCATCCAACTGCATCGTCAATTCTGCCGATGTGAAGTTGACGCCGATGTGCTTCTGCGAAGAAACGGTCAGTGTTGCGAACTGCTCGTTGTCATCCTGCACCTGAAGAGCGGCGCCGTCAGTGACAAGAGCGCGATCTGGGAGACGGATGCGGAGTGTCGAGCCGATCTTTGCGCCTTCGACAGCGAAAGAATCGTCATATTGACGGTTGCAGTTACGAGTGATCACCAGGTTGTTCTCAAGAATCTCAAGAGCCTTACGGGTGATCATGTCGATAGTAAGAATAGAGTTCGCCATGATTTAGCCTTTCAAAAGCTGTGTTAACGGTGTGCCGCTTCCCATTTCTTTCTCTGCCTGAGCCGGTCTGCGGCAATCCATTCCGAAGTACTCATTGTCTTTACAGACCGAGGGTCGGTGGTGTCGAAGGTCGGGTTTCCACTGTTTCTAGCAGTGACAGGAGATATAGGGCTAGGTGCGCTCGTTGACTTCTTAACAGGTGGATCTGTAACCAATTTAGCTTCGATCCGTCCAATTTCCTTAGCTTGTATCATTGGCTCAAGGCGTGAAATCCGGTCAGCTTCCTTCGGGTTAGCCCCTAAGTAGTACGCTACTTCAGGGCCAATCTCGGAAGCCTGTATTGTCTGGGCCATCACGGTCGTAATTGTAAGATTAGGATTGTACGCAACTTGTTCAAAGTCCTCGTACTTTTCCCTCGCATCCTCTTCACGATCTTGATACGCCGAAACAATTTCGGAGTGTCTTGCCTGTTGCTGCCGCGTTTGTATGATCTGCTCTGCTCTAGCTTCAGCATACTCGTCAACAGTACCAAATTGATCTAAAGAAGGCGGTGTAACAGGTATTACAGGCGCCGGTGACGCTTGTTTTGCCCATTTCCGTTCTGCTTTAGTAAGCCTTTTGCTGACAATGGCGTCCACTTCTTCTTGTGTGAAGACCTTGGCCGGCGCGTCATCCGACTGTTGTAGCTCAGGTTCAGGGGCCGCCGTCGCTTCCTGTTCCGGCGCGGGTACTACCGCTAACACATCTTCTTCAGACATTTTTGATCCTTATAGAATCCTTGGTGAGCCGCACCAATACGGGTTACTCGTATGCTACCGTAAATTCAGCGGACGTGCCGCCAAGTTCGATATAAAGTCCTTTACTAAAAAACAGCCCCGCTGGGAAGTTCAAATATGAAGTACCCGCAGTCAGCGTAATTGTGTTGGATATTTTGGGGTCGTTAGTGTCTTTTTTGCCAGAGTCATATACCACCAAAGTACCGCTAGACGTGGCAGAGACAAAAATCCCATAAAGTTTGCCTGCGCCGACTTTAACCTGTTGAGTAGCAGCAAGCTGCATATAGTTTGCCATGTTAGCTCCTTACGCCAAAAATTTCAGTTTGTAGAGAGTGGACAAATAAAGAGCCACAATTTCGTCGATGATGTTGTGCAATGCTGTGTCGTCTTTGTCTACAACCTTGCTGCGCGCAGTTTCAATCTCGTCAAGTTGGCCTTGCAAAAACTCTGTGACATTGGCCGTCTTCTTGGCCGTCTGAAGCGTGATGCCGCCCATCAACCCATACCGGCCTTGGTAGGCTTCAGCAAACGTGTCAGCCAAGCCTACAATGCCCTCATAGAA